CAAGCCGACGCTTGTCGCCCACAATGTGGGTGGCACTGATCATCCTCTCGGTGATGGCTCTTGCCTGTGCCGGGGGAAGCGCGGAAACGGGAGCAGATCCCGTGCCGGAGTCCCCCTGGGCCTTTTTGGTCCGGGCGACCGAAGGCCAGCGCGCCCGCTTTTGGGCGCTGTACGGAGACCCCTTTGAGACCTACGTTTCGATCAAGAAGACGAACGTGGCGCATCTCGGGGCGATGTTCCCCCGGACACGGGGCCCCCCCTCCTTTGTTTCCCTGATTAGCGAGCTAATCCACGTTTTCGGCTTGAAGCCCCTAGCAGCCCTTGGCGCTATGGGGATCATGGCCGTTCTACACGCAATGCTGATTACCCTCTTGCTGTCGTCCATATATTGTGAACGTAGTAATGAAGCGCATCGCAATGCGATTCCGGTGGATAGTTTGCACCATCATTTCCTCAATTGGCTATTACTGGCTGGTCCTGCGTCTTAAGACCCAGATTGTTCCAACCAGTAACTTGCCCCCCGTCCTCAAGCCCGTTACGGTCGACGGGGACACCGTCTTTTACGAGGGCGGTGGCCCCGGCGTCGGGTACGCCTACTACCTAGTAGATGCTGGCGGCCAGCGGTACCGCGTGAAGTGCACACCTAGTGTGTCGCAGATCACGCAGGTCCCGCCGTCCATCTACGTCCAGGAAAAGGCAGTATCGGGCTCGCGCATGAAGCCAGGACCCTACCCCAAGTACATCGTCGAAATCATAGCAGACGGTGTCACTCTGGGATTGGGGTTCCGCCACGGGAACGAACTGTTCACGGCGGCGCATGTGCTGAAGGACCCTGTCGAGGCTCTTAACAACTATGAGCCTGATCCCGATGATGACTTCAAGCCTCCGCTCGTCTACCTCCGCGGCACCCGCCCTGACGGGAGATGCGTTGAGATGGACATGAGCTGGCCCGTTACGTTGAGTGGGTCGAGCCTGGATGCCGTAGGCGTCGAGGTTCCCCCTCACGTTTGGGCGTATCTCGGAGTCGGATCGGCAGCGGTGGGTTCGCCCCTTCGGGGGCAGACCTGCTCGGTCTTTGGCAGGGACCTAGAGGGCCGCCCTGCGTCGTCGTCGGGCCCGGTGAGCACCTCCGCTTCGGTGGGGGGCACCCTGGCCTACCGCGCGTCGACGCAGCCCGGCTGGTCTGGATCACCAATTGTCGCGGGCCGGAAGGTCGTCGGTATTCATACCGGCTACCGACCGGAGGAGAACCTGAACCGTGGAGTTTCATTGCACTTCTTGCAGGTGGATGAGACTGACTACAAGTCCAGGATCTACCGCAACAATGCAGACCTGTGGGAGGACACCAGCGACCTTCCGATTGATGACCGCTTTGACTCGATGGCCGAGGCCTACGAGGACATGCACGTCGTCCGGAAGGGGCGGAAGATGCGCCTGCGCCAGGGAGCCAGCTCCTTCGCCGTGAGACAGGAGCCCGAGATCATTTATGAGCCTCAGGAGCACCTGTTCACGGTGTCGAGGTGGGGCAACCTGGCAGAGGTGCCCTCGGACGATGAGTTCGAGAGTTCCGCACCCCCCGCTGATAGCCCGTCGGATTTTCGTCCGCGCCCGGCAGCCGCCCGCAGCGGCCAGCCGGGCGTTGGCTTGGCGAGCTCTACGACAACGGTCACTACCAGTGGTGTGCCGGAGTCGAGTCCGTCAAGGGTTTTGATAACTGCGGAACCGGTGCTAGGCCACCGGGAGGAGGCGGCGCCAAGCAGCGCGGCGGGCCCGAGTGGCTCGCGGAAGCGTCGGCGTCGTCGGAAGAAGACACCCACATCCTCACCAGTCTCACCGACGGGTGGTCCTGGCCGGTCCGAGGAGCAGCTGCCGAGTTCAGCAGCTTCCGGCTCCAGGCCGAGCGACACCGTCAGGTCCCCGAGCCCTCGGGCTTGAGGCAGGCTGAGGAGGAGGTGGTGGCCCGCTACCCACGCGTCTCGCAGGTGGACAGGGATGGTGCCCTGGCCTCTGCTGAGCGCGTGGAGGAGATCGTGAGGGAGTTCATCCTTCCGTCTTGTAAGCGGGCTAGCTCTCCTGGTACGCCCCTGTACGAACTGGCCTCCAAGAATGGAACTCTGCTTGACATGCATGAGGACCTAGTGGTCGGAGCGGCAGTGGAGCGTATCCTCCTACTGGCCAACACCGAGGACCTCAGCGGGCTCACCGCTGAGGAGCTGGTCCAGGGCGGCTTCTGTGATCCCATCCGCGTGATGGTGAAGCAGGAGCCCCACAGCGAAAAGAAGATGAAGGAGAAGAGATACCGGCTCATCAGCAGTGTTTCTCTAGTTGACCAGATCGTGGAGCGTTACTACGCGTCCCGTCAGAACAACTTTGAGATCAATGTCTGGGAGCAGATCCCCTCTTGCCCTGGCATTGGCTTTGACGATGATGTCAGCGAGCGGTTGTGGGAGCGCATGCTCCCCGCCATGCTCGCGGGAACTCTCGCCGAGGCCGACGTCAGTGGCTGGGACTGGTCTGTTCAGGGCTGGATGCTGATGT